ATAGAATGCCCCATCGTTAGACGCGGCGTCGCAATGGTCCACGTTTGCCACAGGCTCTTCTCCGAGAGCCTCTGCCAGGGCTATTGCTTCTTTTAGATCGGTTGCGTAACCCAAGCAGCAGACCTTTTGTCCGTCCTCCATTCGAAGCTCTACGTCCCCATCTGCGTCGGTATCAAACACATGAACGGGGAATTTTCCTGCTTGTCGTATTACATCCTCTGCGCATCCCATTGAAGGACCTCCCTTTTGTTGTGCTACCACATATCCAACCTACCACATACCTAACGCTTGTTTGTAGAGTTGCAGCATCATCTCCTGCTTATTCACATCGTTCTGATCCATCTTGCGAAGACGAACAATCTGACGTATCACCTTGGGGTCGAATCCGGTATCTTTGGCTTCTTTATAGACGTCCCGAATGCCGGCGGTGATGTCTTGCTTCTCTTCTTCCAGGCGCTCAATGCGATCGACGAATCGGATTAGCTGTTCTCCGTTTTGAACCGACACATCACCTAACTCTCCAGTCTTTCCGTTCATTGTCATCCCCCTATAATGCCGTTTGATTTTTTATACCAGTAATTATCATCAACTTTTCGCTTCGCCCTTGAGATTGCGGCTTTGGCTTTGAGATACAGTCGTTTGGGCTGGCGACTGACAAGTTTATCTTCGAGCCATGTACGGATACACTTCTGTCGCCTTTCCACTTCATCTACATATTCTTCCAATGCACCCAATAGATCCGGCGCAGCGGCCAGCAAAGCAGCATTTGCTTCTTCACGGCCCGGTATTTTGCATCCATATGTTTCTGCTCTAATCACATTTCCTGAGTCGAGGATTAAGAACCCCCCCCGATCCGTCCCTATGCTTGGAGACGATCCAGGGTCCCCGTGTATGTTCGTGCTGTTCATTCATGATACCCAGTCCCTCTAGGTTTCAGTGGTATCCATTACTTCCGCGCCTAAAATATACCTCATCAGCGCTAGGGCGAACGCTTCATCAGCGTCGCTCGGGTCATGACCCTTATCCCACATCGCCTGGATCACGGCCTGCTTGTTGGCATTGCCATTGCCAGTGGCGTGTTTCTTGATCGTTCCAACCGGCACACCCTGGTAGGGAATGCCTTTTTCCTCCGCCCACGTAATGAGCATAGCCACAAATCCCCCATAGAGGCAGGCTGAGGCATTTCCCGTATGGGCGGAAACCTTGACGAAGTGAATGGCGGTCAAGGGTCCGCCCTGTCCGGCTATTTTATCCAACCATGCCCGAAACCGAACAAACCGCTTGCCTGTTCTGCTCCTCATTCGTAGTCGAGGATTTCAGCGGTTTCAACCATTGCCTTCCAGCCCCTCCAGTTTAGTTGTTCCCTTTTGTTCTCCAGTAGATCGAGGAGGAGCAATTCTGCCTCCCTCTCTGTTCGGGCTTCGATGGTAAACTTCTTTTTTACTCGGAGGTGTGCGGTTAGGGTGAATTTTTTTGGTGGCCCCTCCGGGATCAGCTCTTCGGTCCTGGAGATTTCATTTCCGTCTTCATCCACTTGGATGGTGATGGTTTTGACCGCTTTCCTCATTCTTGCCTCCTGTTGTGTTGTGTTCTTTAATATGGGTACATCATACTCGAACATCACCAGGAGTGCAACTTTTTTTTCGCCCCGCTCGATTTTTTTTTCGAGCGGGGATGAGGCGGATCGAGTCCTAGCCCATGGAATGCTTATGTTCCGCTACTTAATTGTCCCCGATGCCTGTTCCACTCGGGCGTCCCTCCTAGCGGCCAATCTTCCGTTTCTCGTTCGGAATCCTGTTTCGAACAGATTTTTTCCGGATCCGCGTGTGTCATCTTAATCCCCTTCAGCCGTTCATTCATTGACGATAGAATAAGTATACTTCCCCGGTTATTCTATCGTCAATCGAAAAAATCACTCCACATCATTTTTTGTGAGGTACATTTCCCTCCGGAACAGGTTTCATACCCTCCTACACGTTGTCCCGGGGTTCCACGCAGATAAAGAAAGCCCGGTCGTCATCGTCATCGTTACCGGACAGCTCGTGAGGAGCATCTTCGATGAGAACTTCTCCCTCCGATTCCGCCATTTGTATGGCGTCTTCCAAAGCCGAGGCCACCCCAATCTGTTTATACTCCCCGTCCGGATAGCTACGAACCTCTACGTAATCTTCTCCTGTATCCAGGAGAAATACGGGGTACTCAACGGTGTCGGTATTGGTGTTAAAGCTCATGTCCGTCTCCATTTATTCGTTCGTTGATGTTGAGGTAAGCTTATCCTACTCCAACCTCATCCGTCAACCCAAAAAATCACCCTTCATCATTTTTTTTTCTGAACCCCGCATCTTCAAAAAACCGCGCCGAAGTTTTTTCATGCTCTCGCAGTACGCGCCGGTGCTCTTCCCAAATGGGACCCGCCGGGTCTAGTTGGTCCGGATGGAAGAATTTGTTTAATACCCGATCAACCCATTTCAACACTTCTTCGGTTTGTTGAGTCCCCCCTTTCATAAGCTTCCTCCGGTCTGGATGTATTCCACCACATCGACTCTACGATATCGAACGCATCGTCCTACCTTAACAAACCGAGGCCCTCTGGCAGGTGCTTTAGACCCCGCTCGCCAATTGGCCAAAGTCTGTACCGTCACCCGAAGCCATTGGGCCACTTCTGGGGGGGTCAGCAGCTTTTCGTTAGTTTCGGTTTCAATTCCTGTTTTATCGCGCACTTAATTTATCCTTTAGGTCTTTAAAACCTTGTTCCCACAAGGCTTTCCTGATATAGTCATAATCTACGTTCAATTCCTGGCATATGAATGCCAGACTCCCCACCTCACTTACAGGCCCTCCCAGCCACGTGAGCAGATCTCGTGCTTCACTCACAAATAGTGCCCGTGGGCGCTTCTGGCCGACCGGACCGTTGAGTGATTCCATGTCCCGCTTCGCTTGCTTGATGACTGCGGCCCAAAGACTCAGATCACGTCGGCCCTCTTCCTCATACAGAAAATGGTTGCCTTTCAGCCGAAAGAGGGGAGAACGTCCACCCCGCGCCGTGCGCTGCGACCGCCTTTTTCTCATATTCCATACTCCATATAACCAGTTATACGGAGGTTGATCTCTCTTGTCGGCCCACAGCGAGAAATACTCCCATCTTCGTACGGTTTTTGACGATTTTCCCAGATGCACGGATCGTGTATCAAAATCGGCGTTGCCCGCATCTTATAAATCATAGTAGGACGACGTGGATAATGTTCCCTGTTCTTATACTCCCAAGCTACCTCTTGGAGGTCTTCCAAAATGAAATTTTCCCGCTGATCACTACCATCTTTTTGGACCGAAAAGATAGTCCCTTCCACTGGACCGCATCCTCTGTGATGCGGCCAGTGGGCATATGGACACGGTTTTATCCACCGAAGATTTTCCAGCGCTTCTTCATATTGGTGTTTCATTCTTTCCGCTAATCTCGCATCTGTTTGGAGAACCCCTCCTTGCGGGGGGTACCCTGTCATTTGTAAATTCCGCGCGGGGTCTTGATACCATTCCCTTCCGCGTTCGTCCAGCTCCCGCAGGTACTCTTCTACTCTCCACCAGCGAGTCCCAAATTCTGCCAGGGAACAAACCCTCGTTCCCCAGGATAAATAGACTTCATGTTCCGGACGCACCAGCCTCCGATGCACCCACACCATCCGTCCCGCCTGCCCCCAACCTGCGACCGGTCCGTGGAAATAAGAGGACGACACGTATACCGATCGCCTGAAATCGCCGGCACCCTCACGGGAGAGGCATAGTGATTCGGCCTCGTCCATCGAAAAGCAGCCGCCTTTTAATTTGCTCATTCCTTCTACCCTTCCCGGGTTACGGTTAACGTGATGTTGCGTGGCAATCCGCACACGGCTACATCCTCCGGACGCAGCGCGTTGCATGCCCAAAAAGCTCGGTCGTGTACTAGGACAGGAACCACCCGAAGGTCATATGTCACCTTCTCCTGATTGCTCGACTTATGCTCAGCTTTTACTTCCTTCACCATGAAGTTTCGGTACCGTTCCCCGAAACTTCCTTTTTCGTAACAAGAGAAAATGGTGCCTCTCTCGGGACCGCGTCCATACCAATCCCATGGCATACTCCATGGGAGTTCTCCCGATTCTTCTTCGTAGGGACCATGGTCCACGTCCCATTCTAGCGATGCATCCGTCTGAAGAACCCCTCCATGAAGAGGGTAATCGTTTACGCAGAGGCTTCGCAGGCCCATTCCTTGCGCTTCTTCCCAGTTTTTATTCACAGTCCGAAGTTTTTTGTCTGCTATGTAGTGTAGCCACCCAAACTCTGCCCATCCCAAACTATCCCCAACCCAAAGAAGGACCTCCAGAGCATGAACTCCGTTGAAGCCGATCTGCTTGTTGTACAATCGCAGACACCTTCCTGCCTGTGTCCACCCGGCATAGGTGCCGTGCCACCACGGATTAGATCCGGCGCTTCTTGGACCCACCAACCCTACGACTCTATGTCGGCCATATTCTTCCGAAGCCAGCATTTCACACACCTCCAGCGCTTCTTCCATGGTGTAGATTGCGCTTTCCATCGTGCTCATCGTATTCATCGTATTTTCCTTTGTATTATGGTTGCGTTTTTGTCCTCCGTTTGTCCCATAAATTTTTTGCAACTCTCGCAGCGTATACACCAGATTTTTCATATTCTTTCCTCCCTTCGTCACCTGTTGCATAATCCCGTTCTCTTGTTGTCGGTCATTGCATATCATCGATGTTCTGTCAAATAATAATTCTTCGTTAGTCCTCTGATTTTGGCTTCCGCCTGATTCCAAAGAATCCCAAACTCCACTGCGGACAAACGATCCCCCGCCGCCAAAATTACTTTTGGCGAGTGTAAAAATGAATCAAGAAACTGCTCCTTGGACGCCTGTATCATGGCGAGCGTCTGCGTCCAGCCTGCGTACTCCCCGTGCCACCATCGCCGAAGAGTGAGGGGCGGTACCGGTTTAACCGTGATTTTTCTCGGTAACAGCCCCATCTAAGTTGCATTCCGTCTCGTACATTTTTCCCCCTGTGTGTTAGTCTTTGTTCCCCTTCACTTGCTAAAGATCATCGCATATCCCCCGCACTTCGTCAATCGAAAAAATCACCCTACATCATTTTTTTGCCTCCCTCATCATTTTATCCAGACAATGCCGTGCTTTAGCAAGATCCTTTTCTGCCGATTCTCCCGGTTTTCTCCCCGCACGAAGTGCATATTTGATCGCATTCCCCAGCAAAAAGGCATCCAAGACACCGATTTCGGCCATGACATCCCATGCGGAAGCACCGCACGGAAGGCGGTAGTATGGCGGCTCCTGTGCCGAATCAACTTCCGGCGATTCCAATTCGTCGAAATTTTTCAAATTTGGCCCGGTTTTTGCAATCTTATTCATACCATATCCTCCATATCACCGCTCAGGGCGTCGTAGGTAATCCGCATCTCAACGTCCACAAAAAAGATATTTCCGCTCTGGGAATAGGTGGAATCTCCGATTGAGACGCGACTGACGGACAAGGGCGGGGTTTCACCTCCGAAGTGAATCGCGGGTTCGTCGTCCCACCCGGGAGTCGCCGTCGAACGCGCCAGGGCGGTCCGTATGTCAGCGTCGGCAAAAGCCGGGGCTTGGATGCCGCCATCTCTCGGGGACGCCGTGAGGACCGCCTGTACGCCCCAGAGAGCGGAATGCCTCTCAACACCGTAATCAGCCGGTTCCACCGACAAGCCGATTTGGCCGTAAAAAATATGTAGTTTTTGATTCGGCTGATAAGGGCCTGCAAATTGTGAATTGGTGATTTTTTCTACATCGAAGTGATATCCATTTGCGAGGGAAATGTTTCCGAGCCGCGCGCGGATTATTGTATCCAGGGTTTCAACGTGAGTCATGAGGTGTTCCTATTCAGGGTTGGGAAAACATGGCTACTTATGGTCAGCCGGCAGTCAGGTTGAAAAGGTCTTCTAAAAGATCTTCTCTTTTCGAGCGGATCGCCCAAGTCTGTAAATGGCGTCGGGTTTGATTTTTCGGCAGATCGCCCGATCTTATAGCCATGACTCGTGCCGTTTTCATCTTCTTTTCGTCCTCGCGATATTCTTGTATGGCTTTAGCTTGAGACGAATGTTTTTTCCCGGATACCATCAAACCGCTTTGCGACTCGAACAAATAATACTTTTTATCGGCGACATTTTGTCCGATGAAAAATTCACATCCATCCCATTCTCCATCGGGCAATGCTTCGGTGCTCAAATATACATCGAGCGGTCTAACAGAATCCCGCGTATATAAATGTACGTGCATCCCCCGTAATACGAGCATTTGCAGGATGTTGCCTATTTCTTCCCATGCCCAATCATATATTGTCAACTGGTCATAGTAGTTAATATCTTGAAGCCAATTTTTGATAATTTGCGCAAATTGCGCACGCGATGTTTTTCCGATGACCCTCTGCTTTTTACGTTGTACCATGATCTATACTCCCTCTTTTACCCGCATTTTGAGTAGTTACAACTTATACATAAATCGCATCCACCCGTCCTGGATAAAGTCATCTCCCCGCACTCCGGGCATTGCGCCAGATTCTTGTCAAGAGTTTTTACGCCCGACCGAAGAGAAGAGCGCTCCTCCGGGGACAGCGCGGTCGGACTCAGTGGTGAGACGACGCCGAAAGACTCAGAGACTGAAGGCGATTTCTTTTCCTCTTTCGTCGTCGTCGTCGTCACCCTATTTTTCCATGTTCGATGCACTTCCAGCAAAAAATCAGCTATCTCCCCAACTACACTATCATAATGTTTTTTTGTCCTTTGGGAAAAATATCCTCCCGAGTGATTTTTGACCTTACCCAGCGCTGACGCAATCGATCTAACCGATGCCCCCGATTGAAGCGCTTCTGACGCCATGATTGCCACTGCGTGAATCCATTCTGCCGCAATGTTTTCTGTTGGAGTAATAAAAATCTGGACTATTCTTCCCTCATAAGGCGGCTCTGTTGCGAAATTAATGGTCACATGATAGTGCCCGGCTTCGTGCGGCGATGCGATACGCCGTGTGATCCCCAAAAGATCTCCCTCAAGTAAAGACTCCGGCAGGTTTCGTGAAAAATTCAGTTCTTTTGATGAGTTTTTTGGCGTTTTTGACGGTCGCGGACCGTTCTTTTCACCCACGATAGATGCTTGTACTATTTTTCCGGTGATTTCGATAGCCATCGATATCATGCCCCCTCTTCCGGCAGCAGAGGTAATACCTTGAGTTTTTCGAACCATTTTTCCGCTTCGTGCAGCCCGTGCTCGAAAAGATGCAATTTTCTCAAAAAACTAACCTTTTTAGCCAAAAAGAACATCTCGCGACCATTGTTATCAAACAGAGAAATTCCTCTTCCGCTACTTCCGGTTCCGATCTTGCCGCCTCCGGAAAAAAGCTGTCGTGGCGTCATCCGCATGACGCCTGCCCCAGTTTGATTTGCAGGCGCCGGCACAGTCAGATACGGGCCTCCGGGAAGATTTTTGAAAGCGTTTTTTGCGCGGATGGTGATGCGGGGGGCATTATTGTGCAGTGCTCCCTTTTGATGGACAGGCGCATAAACAAGCTCTTTGCCGCCAACGGTTTGGGCTGCGCCTACGGAGGCGTAGAGATTGTCTAGCGCCGACCCGCGTGCGGTTGTTTGGATAGACCTCGCCAGTGTGCCCGAGCGTCTCAGCGCCCCCTTTCCCGTCATCTCAGAAACCGTCTTGCGCTGGGCCTTGAGCACACCATCGCGGGCGAGATTTTTTGCCCGAGGAAAAAGTCGCTCCGGGATTGAAGCGAGATCCGCCTCCAGTTGTCGTTGATCCGGAATTTCTACAGAAAACATTATTTTTTCTCAATATTTCCAAGGATGGATTAACGAAGCCAGGGTTTCTTTGACTTCCGGGAGCAGACCGAAAGATCCGAGCGTGGTTCTTCCTCCCGGACCTTGTGTGCTATTTGCTCCGGGCTGAAAGCGGCGCTCCCATTCTTCGGAGATTTGTAGAAAAGCAGCACGCTCCAAAGTTCCGTTGGTTGCGACAAGACCTCCCGTATAGGTCACTGCGTATTCCGCTGGCAGAGTCGTATAAGACGGAACATACACACCACTGGTACTCCGGACCGTTGCAGACGACGTAATATCCACTGCGGTAGTGCTTTGGATTGCTGCGTCGTAATACGAAACCTCTACGGCAGCCACAGATAAAATAGGAATCCCTCGAAGCGGTAACATCAAATCTGATATCAGCACTCCATCGGTACTGCCTTTGGAGATGATTTGCGTTCGTTCTTCTAAACCAAACTCCCGCTCCAGATATGTCTGAAACCTACTCCGCACCATCTCTTCCAGGAGATCGAACACCGATGAATCACCTGTTTCATCCAGACCCTTCAAAACCGCAAATTTTTCCCACGTGAGAAGCTCCATAATTATCTCCGAATGATCAATTGTGAATCCTGTCGCTCGATTTCAGTTTTACGTTCAATCCCTCGAATACGCTCTTCAATCCGACTGATATCTTCGGCCAGCTGTCGGTGATCAGCTTGGCCCCATTCTACGGCAGTTGATTGTTCTTTCAGACGTTCGTAATGCGATTCGGCAATCGCCAGTTTTTGCTGCAATTTATTCACAGAGTCCAGCAGCCAGCCCAGCAGTCCCACGAAAATCACAAGAATAAGGTGCAGCGTCTTTTCAGCAGCGATTAGTTTTAAGCGCTCAGTCATTAGTTGATTTCCTTCTGTTAGTTAATTATCATCCCATATCAGCTATTTGATAAGAGTTTTTCATCAAGTTTTTGTCAATCGGAAGCTCCTTCCGAAAGCGGTCTCGATGACAGTCACGTCTTTACTCCTCAGCAAGCTCTCTATTGCCGCGTCCATGTCTCGGGTTTGCATTTTGGGACGCATGGCTGTCAAAAGGCGATCCTCCGAAACCCCAAGCGGATAGTTGGTCATAAATTGAAGGATATCATGGGTTTGCTGATACTCGGGAGGACCTTCGGTTTGGTGGAGCAGCTCCAGCACGCCGTTGTATAGCCGCGTCACCAAGTCGAGCCCAAACTCAAAATCTCGTCTCTTTAAGACCAAATCGTCGCCACAAGCGAGACTATGCAGCATGGCCAGCTTGTGCATTTGTGCCTGATCACGAACCATCACACCTGCGCGGAGAGCATGAAGTGGATCATCTGTATTACTTTGGTATCGGTTTTTTTGTGTCGAAATATACCAGCGCTCCCCTTCTGCACGAAACTCGGGCGACATCACGAAAAGCCCTTTCAACTCGGAAACCATCTCCAAATGACTTATCAAATTTTCTTCAAGTTTTTGGTTTTTTTGTATCTGATCCAGACCGGGATACGCACAATAATGCCTTTTTCCGTCCAAAATACCAATTAAATGACGTGAGATAAAACCGCCTTCCAGCATGGCTGGTGTTATTTGGGTCTTAAACCACGTGGGTGTGGTGGCCGCGAAATAGTGCAAAACAGGCGTCTCAAGTTCGTTTTTTCCCCGTGTGATGGTCCCTTTGGTCCACGTACGCTGCGTGCCGTCCCACAGATCGGTCAAGATGTCTACAGAAGCTTGCTCTTGGGGACGCGCAAAGGCACCGAATTCGGATACTGCTAATGAACACCATGTATATGTATAGTCGGGGGGAAGAGATGTTGCATGATCACCGCGCGCATACACATCTCTTTCTTGTTCTTCCCATACTTCTTGAACAGGCGTCTTTTTCATGTCCACCATATCTTGAATCAGCGATTCAATAGTCGTCACCGATACGCCATCCGGCACTCCGATTTGTCGCAAAAGCTTTTGCGCGTGCCCGATTGTAGTGGACTTTTGCGCCACTCCGGGAGGCGCAATCAACAAAATAAAAAGGTTGACAGGCCACTCCAGATGACCGGCCTTCAGATACACTCGACGCTCCACTGCCGCTCCCAGCGCCCAGAGTGCCGCCAAAAGGTGACTCACTTCCGGCGCTTCGTAGTCTTTCGTATGTTCCAAATATCGATCTATGAAGGTCCTCATACAGTTGTCCCTTTGTCGATGTCGCGTGCCGGAGTCGCCTTTTTGTGCGTCCGAACGGCTTAGGGATACCATGACGAGTGAATACTGATAAGATGGAAAAATTTCTTTCCCCCAAAAGCATTGGTTTATATTAGAAAATATTTGCCCCCCAGTTCGTCTAGTTATTTAGAAATATTCGTCTGGCTATTCGCTCGCTATTTGAAAATATTTTACCATAAAAATCAAAAGGTTAGGCTGTTTTGTCCAAAAATCGTTTTTCCCGTGCCCCACAGCCCCCCATGTGCGACTCCTTTTTGTCGGCTTTTTTGCCTCCCAAGAAAAATTTTATCGACCAGCTTCATGATGTGCATTTTTTCCTTGCGTATTGTGAAAAAGTCCTTTATTTACGCGTATTTATATATAAAATACATTTTTTTTTTGTACAATATATATTATACGTGTAAGAGATGAGCCTATAAATGGATTTTTGGGCACAACTGAACGTCGATGGGGGAGGGGGCAGGACAATTTTCGAGTCGCCTTCCCCTAAAAACAGCCTAACATTTTGATTTTTATGGTAAAATATTTTCAAACAGCCTTATAACAGCCCGACGAATATCTTCGAATAGCCGGACGAATAGCCCGACGAATATCTTCGAATAAAAAAATACCTTAAAAATCAAAGATTTCCAAATCAGCGTCTCCTCAAATCGTTTGTCAATATTCAAAAAAATTATAAAAAATTCGGATTTTTTCTTATCAATTTTTGCGCGTGCCTCTAAGCTCCTGTCCATCAACTCACACCGACCGAGAAAGGAACATGCCGACGATGCAAAACACCCATAAATCGACAGCAAGCCCCCTGGAAGGGCCTGTGCTGGATCGTGCCATGCGAGAGTGGCTGGCGGCCTTAGACGCTTACGGAGCCGTCAGCGTGGCTTACACGAAGAAGGCGGACGCCGTGTGTGCGAGAGCGCAGATCTACGCTCAGCGCCGACGTTTGATCGCACGGTACGGAAGAGAGCATCCGGACGTAGTGGCAATTTGTGCTCCGACGCTAAAAATTCGAGAACAAAACAAGAAGGGTGAAGTTTCGTGGGTTTTAATTGCTTCGGTTGTTGAGCAAGCGCCTCCCGCGATCCAGCAGAGTATGAAAAACTTGGGAGATGGCCATGTCTGATACCTTACTGCCCAGTGTGATGGACCGAGAGACCAAAACTCTGCATCTTTCGCCTAGTCGGCTTGTGTCATGGCTTAGATGCCCAAGGGCGTTTTATTTTCAGTTTTTACAGCCGAAGGACGAGACGGAAGAGCGTTCGGTTTCCCCCCATCTGGCGTTCGGGGCTTTGTATGCGGAATGCCTGCATATCGCCCGGACGAAGGACATTGACGAGGCTGTACAACATGCAGTCAAGCAATGGAAACCTGAGATCCACGAGATCAACAAAAAAACCTTGGAAAACCTTGAGACGATGCTTTGGCTGGAACACCAATGTCGAAAAGATTCGGAGGAAAAAATCGTAAGATCAGAAATTCCTCTGAAACAAAAAGCGTTTGAACCGTCATATGACGGCAGCTTATTCGAAGATTGGAATGTCTACCTTTGTGGTTATGTAGACACCGTAATCGAAATAAAAAACAAGTTTTATCTCCTTGACGATAAAACTTGTGGTGCTTTTCCGGCTATGCCGGAAACCGCTGGACAACAGCGAATCCAGTTTCACACTTATCGGTATCTGGCAGACAAAAATAAGGACGAAGAATTCCCTTCCGTGGAATCCACGTTTTTAGCTCGATACGCGAGGTTCACCGCCAATCCGCAACTCAAAACGATCCCCATTGATCTGAACTACGGCTTGGCCGTACCAGACTTGGAAAATTTGTATCTTTCGATGGCTGTGGATTTGGCCATAAAGGCAAATGCTACCACCGACTCCGGTAGAATACATCCCGCTAGCTTTGACCCGCAGGGAACGGCTTTCGATTGTCAAAACTTCGGCAGGATGTGTGGATATTTGGAGGATTGTAGAGAGGTTCACCATACAGGACTCACCCGAGCGGAATACATACCCGGAGAGTGGTAATGCACCATACACAGACGGAGGCGATCATACGAAATGAAGAGAAAAAGTCATTTCAAGAGTGCCGGGAGATGATTGCGCAAGTGAGGCTCTTGCGAGGAAGGAGCCTTTTGCCGCAAACGGTCGACATCAACACGATATGTCTTCCGGGCTATAGATTGGATTCATTCAAACCACGCAGATGAAACACAGGAGAGATAACATCATGCAACAAACACAACACACAACAGAACCGAAACAAGAACATCACTGCAAGGGGTTATGCCATGTAAATGTATATTCTCAATCCATCGATACCGCGACCAATCCATTTCTCACGGGCGAGCGTTTCTACGCACAAACTGCTGTCACCCCTTGGGAAACACTCAAATCCCAAACCACCGACAACAGCAAGCCTGCAAAATCGGTGCTTGGGCATCTCATGGGGCTTCTGGGGCGAGGCGGCCTTCAATGTGATCGCTGCGGAAGGACTTTCGGACCTGCGATCGAGTTTCCTAAGGATTTTGTCCTGGCCATCGATTCACTAACCGCATGGGACGCTTTGATGCAAGCCGCCTTGATCGGGTCGCCGACAGCAAAATCACAGGCACAATACGGGGTTATGGGCCAAACGCTTCTTCGTGACGTACAAACTTTTGTCGGCCTTCAGTGCGCTTTTATTCTCACCGCGCACACCAAAGTCACCGACCAGGAGCGCCCCGGTTTCCACACGCTGATCCCGGTGGCGACAGGCCAGAAGGCCCCCGCGAAGCTGGCGCCGCTCTTTGATGATGTGATCTTGGCCAAAACCTATGTACCAGACGTCACGTCAGAAAATCAAAACCCGGAGCCCATTTATTACTGGGCGACCGCACATCCGCAGGCCAGTCTCAAAAGCCGAATTTTGCCGATGAGGCCAAAATTGGCACCAGACTTCAAACAGGTTTTTGATCATCCGGTGGTCAAATCCGCGTCACGCGGACCAAATATTTTGCTTATGGGAGAGTCCGGCAAAGGAAAAACGCATGCCTTGTCAACCATCCCCAAAGATCGGGAGGGGCTGGTTTTGTTCATGGAGTCGTCAGAGATGACACTTTTGATGCAAGAATATCGAGAAAAAAGCTTATCAAAGCAGTGAAAGCGGGATAACATTCACCATATTGATGACGTAAAACAAATCTAACCAAAGGAATGAACATGAATTTCGACCCCAACGCAATCCCAGACGCCAACGACGCCGATTTTTCCTCTGTTGCCGTTCCCGGAGCCGATGACAAGCCCGTCCCTACCGCTACGGCGGCTGTGACTGCTCATGAAGAATGGGGCGCAGTCGATGCGACTGATCCAGCCCCCGAACGGGATATGTGGTACAAAGCAACGGTTGGGGATTATACCGACCGCTGGTATCAAGTCTTCGGCGACACGAATGAAGTAACCGGAAAAACAACATATAAGGCTCGGATTTCCCTGCCGATTATCGTGGAGATGCCGATTCCCGGAGAGGACACGATTCATTTTGAATCGACATTCAGCGTTTTCGGTATTCGTGTTATCCAAAGCGACAAGCCGGAGGAACGTCGGCCTGCGCAGCATGGCAATCCCAAATGGGAGGGACTTCGTCGAGCACTGGCAGCAGGAATGCCGAATGGTCTGTTCATCCCCAAAAATATGGGGGGAGTCGTTATCGACGTGCAAGGGTATCTCAGCAAACGAGGCGAAGCCGTTTTCAACGTCGCGCGACCTCACATCGCTGACGCGCCGTTTTAAGGCGTTTTGAAATAACCATCCGGCGCAAAACTTAAAATTTTGCGCCGGCTTTAGGTTAAACAGGGGGATCCTATGACAAGTCATTTACCGCAACTTTTACCTCCGGAGAAAACCGCGCAAAAATCTTGTTCTTTGGCCATCATCGGCGACGCTCCGTTCCCTGCCGATTGCGTTGCGCAACAACCATGGAAATCCGGAATTGGTCGATTTTTCGGGCGTCTGTGGGATCAAGCGCGACCGGAAGGGGGACCAAAGTTGTCCGATATTCCGTCTGCCTATGTCAGCCCCAGTCCCGCGCCAGGAGGGTTTTATTTAAATTGGTACAAAGGAAAAATGCCACGAGGGGAGCCCGAGTTTATCAAAGAGAATGTTTTTCGGATCGAGAAGTGGCTGAAGGAAATCCAACCCACACATGTCTTATTGATGGGGCAGATGGCCTTGTATCACTTCACGGACCAACTTTCCGTGAAAAACTACCGCGCATCGGTGCTACGAAATCCAAAGTTTTCAGACACGCTTTTCATCCCGACGCATAGCCCCCAGGCGGTCTTTCGAAAGCGGGAGCTAATTCCCGAGTTTCGACGAGACTTGCAGAAATTCATGAGCAAGCCTGTTTGTCCCAAGCCGAGCGAAACGCTTGTGGCGACAAATTTTGAGCAGGCACAAGCGCTGCTCCGGGGCATTAAAAATGCTTCTCAAAAAGCTTCTGGGCAGGGGCTTTCGGTGGCTTGCGACATCGAAACTCGCGGTCGTTTTATTGATTGTGTTGGGTTCAGCTATCGGGATCCGGATCAAAAAGAATCTTCTGCCCCTATTGCTTTTACCATCCCGTTTCTCAGATACGGTGGGGAAAATATCTTCACTGAGGCCGAAGAAACAAATTTGGTCGTATTTCTTCGGGCCTTGTTCAAACATCCCAATATCACATGGGTCGGGCAAAATTTTTCCTACGATTGCTCGTACTTCATGCGATGGTGGAATGTTTGCCCGAAGAACATCGAAGATACCATGGTCATGTCTCATGCATATGACTCCGGCATGGCTAAGGGCCTGGGCGACCTAAGCGCAACATGGAATCCAGAACACATCTTCTGGAAACAAGAGTTGGACCAAGCAAACGCGGCGCAAGATGACGCGACAAGATGGAGGTATAATGCACTGGATTGCATCAACACTTGGCAGGTTTATCAGGGCCTAAGTGAAGCCCTTGAAAAACGTCCGTCGACGAAAATAATATACAAAAGAATGATGCGTTATTGGCGGCCTTTGTTGTATATGTCGATGAAGGGATATCAAGTAGATCAATCGTATATACGGGACGTCCAAACGTATTGTTCTGAAGCTGAAAGTAGCCTTCAAAAAGAAATGGCCGATCTCGTAGGCTGGAATTTCAATCCGAAATCTTCAATTCATTGCAAGGAATTGTTTCTCGAACAGCTTGGTTTACCGGAGGTTAAAGGAAAAAAATCTGAAGGTCCGACCTTCGACGACGCGACGATGGATGCGTACACACAACAGCAGCCTAAGCTGCGTCCGCTCACGATTCGCATGGCCGCGTTGAAAACTCTTGGGATCGTGCACGCATTTTCCAAGGTGTCTTTGTATTGGGACGGACGAGCCAGAACATCCTACAACGTGGCGGGTACTACCAGCGGGCGTCTGGCGTCTCGAAAAACCCCATTCCGCTCGGGAGGAAATTTTCAAAATGTAACGAGCGGAAGCAAAGATGGGGCGCCGTTTTTGGTACCGAATCTCAGGAAAATCTTTCAGCCGGACCCAAATCGCGCATGGATTATGTTGGACCTTGTTGGTGCCGATGCGTTTGTTTTGGCCCAAGATGCCAATGAAACATCGATGCTGGAAGTTTTGCATGCCGGGGGTTCAATCCACAAAGCCAACGGCGAACTGATGTGGAACGAAATCCTTGAAAAATCCGATCCTCGGTACAAGCAAATCAAAATCGGGTGTCATGGAACCAATTATGGTGCCGGACCGGCGACTATCGGGCAGGCCCTTAAGCTTTCCATCGCCGACGCGGAAAGGTTTCAAGGAGATTATTTCAAAGCGCGCCCACGCATTAAGGCATGGCAACGTGCCAAGATTGAACACGTGGAAAAATACGGTTTCCTGGAGACGCCTTTTAAAAGGAGGAGATATTTCCACTATTCATCTGTTCCGGGGAATATTTACGGGGAAATCCTCGGATACATCCCACAGAGCGTGGTTGCCGACATCGTGATGACGGGTATTTGCCGTGTGTGGGAGCAATTTTCCCCCGAAGATGCGCGACCAGTGATGCAAATCCACGATGAAGCGATTTTTTCCGTACCAAGACGACACTCCACGGAATTACTTTTTGCACTACAAAAAGCTATGACCGTGGATGTTGAATTTCCAACGGGTATTCTTCGTATCCCGACCACAATCCAGCGGGCTACGAAATCTTGGGGGGAAGCCGACACAATAAAATTGGGTTAACAAACAGCGTAAACCGTGTAACACTAAGGAATATAGAGTGAAATTCGAAACCTTGGAAGCGATTGTCGAAAATATGCATGGCGCCAAGCCAGAAACCACAGAGAAATTTTCGGCAGGAGCCGTGTCTTTGCTCAGTGCATGGGGAAATGAAGCCACGGTCATAAACACAGCGCGTGTATCAACCGGAAAAGAAGGGCTGGACGAGGGAAAAGGAGAGCAAGCCCTGTCCCCGAAGGACAAAAAGCTCCTCCGAAAACTTTGGATGGCTGGTCATACTTCCCCATTCGAAACCATCGGGTTGCGCTTTTTGATTATCATGCCGATTCTCGTGGCCAGACAATTCATGCGGCATCGCATCGGGTGGAGTTTCTGCGAGAGGTCGTTGCGGTATAACGCTGCGATTTCAGACATCTACGTGAGCGACGAAGAACAACAAGTGGTGACCAAAGGTGGTTTCGGTATCACCGCGCTAAGCAAGCTTCTTCAGCAAGATCTCGCCGATCTGTATGCTTCAGCGGTCGTCCTCGGAAAAAGGCAAGAATTTGATCTCAAGAGAAGAGCGCGCGTAAGGGAGTGTATCCGAAATATTACCCCAGTTGGGGGCTATACGCGCGTGATGGCCACATGCAACTGGACCAGTTTGCAACATTTCTTCAAACTCCGTCTGCATTCTGCCGCTCAAAAAGAAACTCGTGACCTCGCCATAAAGATGCATCTTTTAGCACAGGGGCAGTATCCTCTGCTCAGTGAGATCGCCGACGAGAAAAGAACCGTAGAACAAGAATTTTGGGCATCACAACTGGAGAAAAGGGGAGTATAATCATGACGATGCGTCGATGGAATGAACTACATCTTGAGGGTGACATCATTTTGGACATCCGGGACATCCCAGTCGCCATGCTCCATGCCATCGTGGAAAAATGGGCTCTGGCGGAGCTGAGGAAAAAAACGTTTCCGGCCCTGGAGTCCGAGATTCCGCCAGAAGAACGAACCGCCGAGTTGCGCAGGCGTCTCTTCCACTTCACCCGCATGCCGCACCTCAAAAAAGTGATCGGCGAAATGCTCAAGGACAAAGAACGCCTCTATTCCATGGTGAAATACGCCTCGGAGGACAAAAACGAGGCACTTGTGTTAAAGTGGCAGGCACTGGCGGAAAAACCAAACTACAAAGACGATAAAGGCACAACCAACAAAGAAAAATTGATCGAATTGATCGATCGATATCAACTATATGCTCTGTGGAATCTGATTGATCCACGCATCTTGGAAGAAAATCCCGACGAGTAGATGCAATCAGAGCGCTGCGGCGAGAAAACATAGCGCTCAGGGTACGGACAAAGGCATCTCTTGCCCGGAAAGCACGGAAGAAGAACCGAATCGAGAGTGCCTTATGTCCAATACACTTGAAACAGATTCCCAAAAACGGCGTCAAGCACAAATATATGCGGAGATGGGCATGGCCGATGAAGCCATCGCCACGGCTTTGCAGGAATCACCCGACTTTGTGACATCGTGCTTGACGCCGCGTATTCAGCAAGCGCGCAGAGAGGCGCAAGCCGAGCTGATGAAAGCCTTGTTTGGACAAGCATTTAAGGGTAATGCTACGGCACTCCGGAGATGTTTGGTCTTGAGCGGACTGGACGTTTCAGCAGATGGCGGCAGAGGAGCGGGGGGGAAACCGGGTCCCACCTCCTCTGCGCCGGAGAGCCTCTCCGTGCTGTCACCCACCACAGAAATCGCCGAGCAGGCCGCGAAAATCTTGAAATCCGCCCTGGGAGAACTGGCGGAAAAATGACAGCATGACACGACACGACAATACGAAAGTCTTGGGGAGCATAAACATGGCACACAAGCTGACTGAAGAACAACAAAATGCGGTAAACAAAATTGTTTCCTCTACTTCTCGTGCAGTAGCCTTAAGTGGCTCTGCCGGGACAGGAAAAACCACTACCATTCGAGAAATTGTTGGCCGAAAACTTCTCGAAGGAGCTGTGGTGATGTGTACGGCGCCGACAAATCAGGCAGTGAAGGAACTTATGAAAGGCGTGGGCTCAAATTTAGACGAGCAACTAAAAGAGAATTGCGGGGAGCCTGAAGAATTCGGTGAGTTGTATTTCGTCACTCTGCATTCGTATTTGGGCATTCGGCTTCAACGTCATGAAACGGCTCAGATATATAAGCAGGGGAAAACAAAACTTCCCAGAGCGGATTTCTTGATTGTCGACGAAGCTTCGATGGTGGACCGAAAGATGCTGGAGCAAATCAAAGCAGATCCCGCAAAACAAATTCTTTTCGTCGGCGATAACGCTCAGCTTCCCCCGGTCAAGGAAAAAGTATCTTTGGTTTTTGACGCCGTCAAGAATCAGCGTATTCCGGGGGTTGAGCTGAAAAAAGTAATGCGGCAGGCAGAAGGCGGGCAATTGCTGCAAGTCTGTCAACTTTTGCGCCGTTCTGTGGAAAATACCATTCCGGTTTCTCTTTTTGCTGAAGTACAAGAAATAAGCGGAGAAAAACCGGATGGATCTATTCAAGTTGTACGAAAGGCAGACCCTGATTTACGGAGTCGATTGAATTCTTTATTCTGTGAGCATCCCCCCGGAGATGTGAAAATTCTTGCGTGGCGAAACAAAAGGGTAGACGAATGGAATGAACTGATAAAATTGCAGCTTAGGTCGAGCAGAAATGCATCGCCGGAAAGATCCATCGATCCTTATCTTCTTGATGATTTCATAGTCATGCGTGAACCAGTGGTGAAAGAAAATATAATCACTGCCCGCGTCGGGGATAAATTTCTCGTCGGGGGAGTGACCAAAGGTCCGCATCCGATATACGAAGATGAAAAAGCATATCATATCGATGCGTATCGATACGAAAACCGTGCTTTATCGGGCAAACCAACAAAATTGTTTGTGCCGATGGATCGTCTGGCACATCAAAAAGCTGTCAAACAATTCGCGCAAAAGGTATCAACCGGCATCTTTGGTCCCCCCAAAAACAACTGGCACCGATACTATGCCTATTTGGATTCATGGCACACTGGAGTCGCTCATGGATATGCGGGAACCACCCACACAGCGCAGGGACAAACAATTCCGCACGTTTGTGTGGATATTCAAGACTTTTCTATGTGCCGAGATGTCGCGCAAAGACAACGCTTACTATACACAGCAATATCTCGTGCCAAAAAATCAGCGTTGTTATTAATCTAGTACGACGTTTTGGAGGGAATATTCATGTCTGAGATAAATCAAGCCAATCAAAGCGCGTCATGAATATTCAGCTCCCGCGTCAGTATGTGCCAGAAACGCCCACCGCGCATCAGTGGGCGTTTCTGGCTCTCCCACATCGAGAAGCCCTCTACGGTGGTGCGGCTGGCGGTGGTAAATCCAGCGCGCTCTTAATGGCTGCGCTTCAATACGTGCACGAACCTCTCTACAGCGCTCTCATTTTGCGAAAAACCTTTCAAGAACTTGATCTTCCGGGAGCTTTGCTGGATCGCGCGCATCAGTGGCTTGGAAGTACGGATGCCATTTTTCAGCCCTCCAAGAAACGTTGGGTTTTCCCCTCCGGCGCAAAACTTACGTTTGGTTATTTGGAGCACGAACGTGACGTGGCTCGATATCTCGGATCGGAATATCATTTCATCGGCTGGGACGAGCTGACGACTCAATCCAAAGACCACTACACGCGAGTGAATGCACGCGTAAGACGGACCGCTGCCACGGCTCATATCCCACTTCGCATCCGATCCGCTACCAACCCTGGCGGTGTAGGACATGAATGGGTCAAAGCTCGTTTTATTGATGAGCCTCGTCGATGGCCTTTTATTCCCGCGAAGATCACTGATAATCCGCACCTGGATCAAAAAGCCCAAATCGAAGGTCTTCAAGAACTGGATCCCATCACCCGCGCGCAAATGCTTCATGGTGATTGGAATGTGCGACCAACGGGCGGCATGTTTGATGGTAATCAGTTCAAGATTGTGCAGAAATTACCTGCACATATCGATCAAATAGTGAGATATTGGGATATGGCCGCTACACAAGGTGGGGGAGCATACACGGTCGGTGTAAAAATAGGAAAAATCTCCTCGACCAGGAACCAAACAGACATTTCATTTAGTTCGGGTGGATATATTGTATTAGATGTACAACGGGGACAGTGGGATCCGGGTACCAGAAACCGCGTGATCATGCAAACGGCTGAAAAAGACGGCAAAGAAACCGCCATCCGGTTTGAACAAGAGCCCGGAGGAAGTGGAAAAGAAGTCGCCGATCACTTGATTCAGCTTCTTGCGGCGTATCCCATATCAGCGGATCGAGTGACCGGAAGCAAGACCCTTCGGGCACAGCCTTGGGCAAATGCCGTTTCGCGCGGGGAGGTCTTCATGTCGGACGCTCCTTGGAATTTTGACTTCATCACAGAGCACGCCGCCTTTCCGAACGGAAAATACAAAGACCAAGTCGACGCTGCTGGGGGAGCTTTCGCAACCCTGGCGAAAACGAACTTTTTTATGGATATCATATAGTTATGACGACCAAAAAAGAACGCGGGCTCGAATCGAGTTTTATTTCTTACGGAGGGGATTTCGTCCGTCCTTCCATGACCACGCGTCGGGGTACGGCAGAAGGCCTCCGAAAAAACCCATGGGTAGCGCTTTCGGTTCGGATGATATCTCAAGCCGCATCCACGGTGCCTATGCGGGTCGTAAAAGACGGAGAAGAAGTCGAAGGCAAAATCGCCGATTTACTGCGTCATCCGCACCCGCATATGTCCAGAAAAGACTGGACCGAAGCATTAGTTATATGGATCCTGTTGACGGGAGTCGGTTTTGTCCAGATAAAAAGACTCGGAAAAGGGAAAGAAATAAATTATTTGGAGTTGTTGAATCCTGATCGAGTTCGAGTTGTGCCTTCTGTGCGGGATGACGTATTAGATCGGGTCGAAGTATTAGCTTCTGGCCATAATTGGGTTCCCGTTCCTCCCGAAGACGTCATCGTCATGTCCTTCACCGATCCTACACGTCCCGGTGTTGGTGGCGTTAGTCCTCTGGAAGCCATGGCCACAGTGATAGACGGCGACAACAAAATCAACCAACGCGTCTATAATGTCTTAAAAAACAATAACATACCCTCCGGGATTTTGGAGCTGGCCGACCCCGTAACGGATGACCAGCGGCGAGGTATCAAAGATGCCTTTTTGCAAATGCGCGCGGAAGCGGGCGACGGTGGAGTGCTGATCACCACCAAAGGTGTTTCCTTTTCGCCTCTGTCAGAGGACGGGGGGCAAGAGGTTGATTTCATTGAATCATCTCGTCGGAACCGGGACACGATCGTAGCGGGTTTTGGTATCCCCGTGACAGCGGTGTCCGGGGATAAAGCGACTTATAATAACGCAAGAACATCGCGAAGGACTTTCTGGGAATCGGCAGTCCTGCCAGTGCTTACTGAAATTGCGGACTCCTTGACATATGGGCTGCATGAAGTCTTGGAAGACGGTGAAGAAATCAAATTTGATACATCATCCATCAAAGATCTGCAAGAATCCCGCAAGGAGCAAGTGCAAGTCGCCAAAGACTTAGTCAGCATAGGCGTCGAACTGGAAACGGCCTTGGATATGGCAGGGTTGGAGTTTCCCAAAGGTTTGAAAGAACAGGCAAAAGAGCCGAAAGCCGAAGCTGACGGAGAACAAAAACGGGCGGTACAGGCGCACGGGGCAACCCGCCCCCACGCACTCCTTCGGGCATCCGACCAGAGGAACATCGAGCGCGAAAACGAAGCCGTAGATGATTTGGCGGAAACCCTATCCGTAGGCTATGCCATGGCTTTGTCGTTTGATTTTGAAAAGATCCAAGCTAGTTTAAATGCACTGGATTATACACCAGACGCCCTGAGGGCCATCTTGTATGCAGATTCCTCCTATTGGGATGAAGTGATCGAAAATCACTACCTGCAACAGGGGGTCGTTTCATACAAAGACGTGGCCATTCAAACCCGTGCTGACGGAGACGACGTTGCAGAAATCCAACGCAGCCTCAAAGACTTGCTTGACCGTGAAGGGACAATCCTGATCGAAAAGTCTTTGATTTTGGACTCTACCGCACGCGCTGTCATCACACTGGTCCAAGAAACTCTGGAAGACGGCCTGTCTCTGGGTGCTCTTCAAGACAAGCTGACCAGCAGTGACATCGATTCTCCTGCTCGGGTCCTGCGGATCGCCCGGACGATCGGTGGGTCTGCCCAGTCCTTGGCACAGACCCAATCCGCTCTGGATTCAGGAGCAACCGTCAAAAAATGGTTTGCCGTGGTGGACAAGGTAACACGAGACAACCACAGGCTTATGCATCTTCGCACCGCACCGATTGATGGTGTGTATGCGACCTATCCCGGACCCATCAAACCGCGTCGCCCGCTTGATATTCGTTTGGGGGCAAAAGATCGAGTAAATTGCAGGTGCGCACAACTTTTCGAGTGAGATCATGCAAAACGAACAAGATATGAAACCGGAAGATTGGAAAAACGTCGAATTCTTCCGCCCCGAAGAATTCGCATGCGCTTGTTGTGGGAAAGTACATGTTAAACGTGAATTGATCACCCGCTTATGCGCCATGCGCAAAAGTACCGCGCAACCCATTGTCATCACCAGCGGCTATCGGTGCCCAAAACATAATGCAGAAGTAGGAGGGGCAAAAACATCCGCCCATATGTCAGGTTATGCGGCAGATATTCAAGTATCCGATTCCACAAGATGGATAATTGCGTTGGCGGCCTCGGACGCAGGGTTTCATCGCATAGGGATCGCGGAGAAATTTATCCATGTAGACTGTGATCCCACAAAATCAACCAATAAACTTTGGACTTATTAAGGAGCATTTCCATGGCGACTACCGCCAATGCAATGGTACAACTCGAAACAAGCCAAACTCCTGTTGCTCTTCAAGCCATGTCCACCGCTGACGGACAGACTTACTACGTGAGTGGTGCGGCGGAATTTAGCGTCTGGCAGACCAAAGAGGCCTCCATTCTTCCTGATGGAGTTTTGACGGGTATCAACCTTATCACTCCAGCCGCAAGCGGTACCGATGATGCCGTAGATGTTGCCGCTTTCACTTTCCGCTCAAAGGGGATCACTTATTCAGTAGCTGCACAGACTGACGTGGCTTTGACACGTCCGGGTGCCGGAGAAAACAATACGAACATCATCACGGTCTCGTCAACGGGCACCGTGACCGTGATTGCCGGCGCGGACTCGTCCGGAGGGGGTTTGGTTTCGACGTACGGTGCGGCTGGCGGCCCTGCTTTTGTCCCCGTGAATTCAGTGCTTTTGGGGTGGGTAGCACTGGACTCCAGCGTTTCGGCTCCTGTCGTAGCGTCAGAAATTCTCCAGAATCCAGGTACTTACATGGAGATGGCGGAGTCCGTTTCCGGGGTGTGGCATCCGGTTGGTCTGGGGATCAGCGTGGAATCCAGCGCGCCCAATCGGGTGGATGCGCACTACCAACTCAATACAGCGCTCTCGCCGATTCATACCGGAAGCACGTATCGAGAGGTGTGGATCTCTGGATACACACCAAATTTTGAGACGCTTCCTTCGGCCAAAGATTTCACCCGGGGCATGGCAGAGGGCAGTGTCACCGTCAATGAATACTACGACGGAGCCCTTCAGGCGGCAGAAAGCCGCACTTTCGGGACGTCCGGTTTCGTCTATGCAGGAGGTGACGGACACACAGATGTGATTTGTCGCAACAGCGGAAACCGCGTCACTGCAAAGTATTATGTCGACAAGTACCAAGACGCCTATTATGTATGTCAAGGGCTCATGACGCACACCTCTTCCGATGCCGTAGCATCGACAGTAGAGCACACTGTGACCATCAACCCGCGTCAGCCGGGCGTGAATAAACGGTCGTAAGTATACATAGGCTTAGAAAGCGGTATTGAGCCTCCATCCACCTTGACAAGGACGTCATTTTCAAAGGATCTGCTATGTCTTCTCTTCCTTTTTGGCTGGTACAAACCGAACCCCGCACCAAAGTCGTCGACCTAAAGAACCCGCAACTGGTGAAGTTTTCGCAACTGGATTCTTCCAACTGGGAAGTCAAAGGGTTGACTTTCTTGGAGATTGCCAAAATAGACCAGGAAGTAAAACAAGCCGAAGATCGAGAGCGTCTGGGGGAAGCTTTGGCCACATATGTACAAAATATGCAAGGAAGTTCTTTATCCACTGTTCTGAAGGCCGTTGAAGAAGTTCGCGAACAAGACTACCCCGAAACCTTCACCCGTGCGGTTTGGACACTTGTTTTCGGTTCGGTTTCGCCAAAAATCATGCTTCAAGACGCGGTCAAGTTTTCAGAGAATTTTCCCCTGGAATTCAAGACTTTGGTGAACGAGATTCAAGTTCTGACGGGTCTAGGACGCGTAAAAAAAAAGTAGTTGATGACTTGTGGCGGCGAGCGGATGTGCGGGACGATTTATCGATATGCCATGAGAAAAAAACCTTTTTGTATCAAATTCGTCCCGATTTAGTAGGCCCTTCATACGGTTCCATCGAACGCGAGCTTTGGCGACGCTTCTATGACGACCTCGCGAAACGGATGAAAAAATAATGGCTCAACAAGAAAATAGGGTCCTCAACGTCCTGTTTCGCGGTGTCGACGCGGGTTTGTCTGCCGCCAGTCAAGGGGCGTCCTCGGCAATCGGAGGCATCCAGAGTGCCGCGCAGACGGGTGCCGGTGGTATGGCCGCGCTGGCCGATCGCGTTCTCATGGCCGAATCTGCTTTTTTGGCCATTGGCGCGACGATCACAGGGGTCGCCATCAAGGCGGCTCAAGATTTCAACACTGAAGTAGGCGCTTTAAATCGCGTTTTGCCGGAAACCGTTGAATTTTCCGGAGAAGTTGAAGCTTCCTTGCGTTCGATGGCTGCCGAATACGGCGTCACCGCAGCGGATGCGGTCGGCAGTCTGAAGGAAATTGTACAAGCCGGCTGGTCTCTCGAAGACGCGATGCAGCTTCTTGATTCCACGTTGAAGCTTTCTGCCGGGTCGGACGGATTGCTCGACGTGGCGCAGTCGACCGATGTAGTGAAGCGCTCTCTGGCAGGGATGCGTGCCGAAGCGGACGCGGTGACACCGATTTTGGACAAGCTGAACATCGCCTCCACGGTCGCGGGGACAGATATCAAGCAGGCGGCACTAGCGTTTTCGGATTTTTCCCCGAATATCAAGCAATATGGGTTATCGGTTGATGAAGCTGTTGCAGCGACAACCAGTATCATTGAGGTTTTTGGCTCCGGTTCGGAAGCCGCGAATGCTCTGAAATCCGGACTGGCACAATTGGTCGCGCCAGCCGGTGCAACGGAAGACGCCTTGGCAGAATTGAGCGATAAATTCCCCATTCTCCAACTCCGAGATATGAACGGGGAAAACCTTCGGGCATTCGATATCTACAAGCAACTTTTGGAAATTTGGCCAAAACTATCGGACGCCGAACAATCGCGCTACGGAAGGATGCTCTACGGCATTGAGCAGATGGGCAGGCTCTCAGCCGCAACTGGAGGCTACGAAAAAGTTCTCAAAAACCTGACGGCAGAAACGTCAAAAAATTTCACTCTTGCTGCTGAATGGGAAGCGAAGTCCCAGACCTTAGCCATCGCGATGAAGCGCCTCACTGCGTCGGTCACTGACCTCGGGGAGGCATATGGATCGGGTCTTCTGCCGAATTTTTCACAAGTCATTAATGCGTCTAATGAATTTGTGAGGGAATTCATCGCTTCGTTGGGAAGAGGTCGCCTGGATCCGGTTTTGGATGCTCTGAACAGCTTTCAAAGTGAAGTGGCTCAATGGATTCGAGGCATCACGAAAAACCTGGACGAAGCCCTGCAAGGGGTTGATTTTTCAGGCTTGATTACATCGATTGAGAATATTTTTGACGCCCTTCGCTCTACGATGCAGGCTTTCACGGGCACGCTGGATCTGTCGACTGTGGAAGGCTTGCAGAAGGCGATCCAAGCCGTAGTGGACACCTTTGCAGGGCTGGGGAACACAACTGCCGGCATCATAGAGGCTTATGAACCACTCGCCAGGACTTTCGGTCAACTGGCCTCCAGCGCCAGAGAAGGAAGTCAAGCTTCCCAGACCTTTTTCGGACAACTCCTTGGCGGTGCCAAAATTGTGCAAGATTTTGGTGTTGTTCTAGGGGGTTTGGCAGTTTCCTTTGGTCGTACGGGGCTCACGTGGGAAGAAGCCTGGACGCGGTCGCAGTTGGCCGTTCAACGTTTGATTCTCGATTTCCGTATGGGATACGCGGAAATGGTGCGGGAGGTCGCCGGTCGTTCAGCGGATCTGGTGCAATCGCTTTCCGGCCTGCCCTGGGGGATGGGCGAAGGCCTAGGGCAACTGGCAGAAAGCATGCGCGCGTTGGGAAATGATTCGGTCGCATCGTTGAGAGACGCGGATAAAGCATTGATTAACCAAACGAATCTATGGGAAGACTCCGTTCGTTCCCGGAGGGAAGCGCTGGACCGCTTAGACCAAGGTCTTTCCGGAGTGGCGGAGTCTTCCATGCGTGCTGGTCAAACCATGGCACAAAGTTTTTCTCCGGTGACGTCAGCCCTTTCCCAGACCTCCCAGGCCCTTGATCAACTTTCTGATGCCCAACAAGACATGGCTGAAAATTCCTTTGGATTTCAAGCCCAACTAGCGGAATTCAGCACGGCCAGTAAACAAAGCGTACAAGAATGGTATGATCTTCTGGTCGACGCCGAAACTGATTTGGCGCGCCGACAGGACTTGACCGGTCGATATCAAGCCATTTTGGCCGATACTTCGGGCGCTTATTCTCCCGCGCAAAAGGCCTCGGTGCAGGAATCCCTGACGGCGTCTCGTCTGGACGAAACCAAAATCAGCCAAGAGATCGCTGAATATCAAAAAATCCTCTCTCAAGAGATGAAAGATTTGAAACGGCAGGGCATTATTGCGCAGGCGCCGAACATCTCTATTGACGGAGGAACTATTGATATCGCCACCAAACAAATGATGGATGCTATCTTTCAAGAGTGGAACAAACAACTTTCCGAAGCGGGCGCTGAATCTATCAACGGACAATAGGCGGAAAATATGGCGTATTTGACCTTTTTTACACCGACGTCTGATGTATATGGATACAGCGCGATGGACATCCATAACATCAACTCGTCTGCAAGTTTCATCAACGGCGAGCGCAGGGACAGCTACACCAGAACTCTTGATGGAGGTTTGCTGCATGTAGCAAATGGTTTCTACGACGCTGGCCAAGAATTCAATATCGGCACTGCAAATCTAACGCAAGACCAGCGGGAAATTGTACTATATCTGCACAAAAACTACACATCAGTTGGTTTGTGTTGCCCCGAAGGGGTGTTTTTAGGCGTCATTCACGCCCTGAGCGGCCAAGGGAAGGTCCTGACCATCACATATAAGGTACTATCAAAGGAGAGCATTTGATGGCGAATGTTTTGTATGAATTGGCCGCGCGGGATATATTGGAAGGTACTCTTGTTTTGGATGAGGTCGACCTGAAAATTCTGCTAGTGGATCAAGCAGGATATGCGATCAATGTCGCTGCTGATCAATACTTGTCGGACATCCCAATCGATGCACGCGGTGGGACATCAAGTATTCTCTCCGGGGTTGCCATTTCGGGGAATTCTGTGGGCATCCCGACCGCTGAGTTTTCCGCCACAACAGGCTCATATGTGGACATGTTGGTTTTATTCGTTGACACAGGCACCGAGGGGACGTCCAGACTCGTTGCGGCATTCGATACAGCAGACAACTTGCCGTTTCAAACCTTCAACGGCACTATCCGTCTGTCTTTCGGTGGATCCATTTTATTGACTTTGGAGTAGGATATGGCACTTGTATATGCAGACCGTGTAGTGGAGGAATCGGCAACCACTGGTACAGGAACCCTGTCTCTGAACGGTGCTCAAACCGGATATCAGTCTTTCGTAGCCGGCGTCGGCGACGGAAATACGTGCTACTACACGGTGACCGACCAAACGGATTGGGAAGTGGGCTTGGGCACCGTTACAGCAGGTACCCCAGACACGCTGTCCCGAGATACGGTCTATGCCTCGTCGAATGCGGACGCTCTTGTTGATTTCACGGGTCTTTTGACTGTGTTTTTGGGAGTACCGGCGAGTATTTTTGATACCTTTTCTGTCGATGGGCACGAGCATGCCGGGGAAGACATCACCTCCGGTACGATCGCCGTTGCGCGTTTGCCGGTGATGGTCGGAGATTCGGGCAGTGGCGGTACGGCGGGATTGGTCCCCGCTCCAGCAAGCGGGGACGCAGCCGCCGGCCTGTTTTTCAAAGCCGATGGCACATGGGCTGTGCCTACTGCTTCAGCAGGCGCAGGTGGAAACGATACGGAGATCCAGTTTAACAGTGCCGGATCTCTGGCTGGGATTTCGGGTTTTACGTTCAACAGCGGGACATCGACGATATCTCTTGGAAGTGGGTTCACCCTAAATACATCTTCGGGAACATTGATTCCCGGCACACTATCCACGGTTGACATTAACGGGGGGACAATCGACGGTACCTCTCTCGGCGGAGCGGTACCATGCACCGGAGTCCGGACACAAAACTTGGCCATCGACAACGGAACAACAAATGCGGGTTCTTGGAGCATATCAGGAACAACTATGCTTCAATATGTTGCAGGAGACGCAACTTTTAGGTACTTTCGCATCAAACCAAATGCTGCTGGAGATTATTATTTTCAAATCGATGCCGACACGGGAGAATACTATTTTGGCGGAAATGATTTCAAGATCAACGGCACGACTCGTGTGTTTGATATGGGAGCAGTCAATATCGATAGCGGAACGATCGACAACACCACTCTGGGCGCGACCACGCCCGCTTCCGGCAGATTTACCTCACTTCGGCAGGATTCATACTTAGATGCAGCCGTAGTGTCCACACCTTCTACGCCTGGATCCGGTTTTGTACGGATTTTCAGCAAAAATGATGCGACGGGTGATAGAATGTGGACGCTCGACACCTACGGAACCGCACGCAAAATATATGCCTCCACAGACGGAATGGTTGACTCGGATGATGTTTCTCTGCCGGCGGTATCCGGTGCCACCTATGACACACTGACCGACCACATCTCCCTCTGCGAGTCTTCTGGCGCGATATCCGGTGGCGTCATCTCGCAAAGCGGGACCGGACTGATTGATGTTTCCGCAGGAACCGGAAAGCTCCGGTCTTCCGCGTCTTCTTCTGCCCCGCTATATTTTTGCGATTTCTCTGCAAGTACGGGGATTTCCATTCCGGCTGGGACTAATCGTTTCATTGGGGTCGAATATAACAGCGGTTCCCCCCAAGTGACTGTGAGGACAACAGATGACTTCAACGGACAAACGGATTATAGGCTGGGGGTTGTTACGTATCAAGATGGGGAACTCCACATTACTCAAGGTTGTTGCCAGATCTTGGATTCGCCGATATTGGGCTTGCGTAGGGCCAATGCAGTGGACCCGCTGGCATATGATGTATCCGTAGGGGGGCTGCGTGTCACTGACGCGGGATCCCGCACCCTGGCCCTGTCCGCCGGTCGGCTGTGGCTGGGATACCATCCGGTGGCTATCGCTGCTGTGGACACATCAGGTAGTGACACAATGGCTACCTACTACGGAACGGTGCAAGATTCCGCAACGGCAACGACATGGAATAATACACAATATAATAATTCAGGAACTTTAACCGCTATAGCTAATAACAAATACGGAATCCATTGGATATATGTCGAAACCGATGGAGATTTGGTGCTTGTTTATGGGGAATCCGAATCTGATAGTATCGTAGCAGCGGCTGAAGTCAGCCCTCCTGTGACTCTTCCTGCCAGATTGGTCAGTCACGGGAAGTTAATTGCGCGTCTTATTTTTCAAAAAGACGGAACTGCACCTGAAAGAATTGATAGCTTTCTCCAGACTCTTCCCGCTGGATCAGGTGGAGGCGGCAGCGGAGATATGCTCAAGAGCATATACGACACCGACAACGATGGTAGGGTCGACGTCGCCGAATCTCTAGGCGACGGGACATATACGGTTACCGCCGCTGAAGCATCAGCAACGGCAGATGATGCCGCACAAGCCCTTGCCGATGCGGCGACCGCGCAGAGCACGGCCAACGGAGCGATCCCATATGCCGGACAATCTTTCGGGACCTGGACCGGCGGATTATATTTAGGAACATCTTGGGCAGAAATCGATACTTCCCTTCGATTTACTGTGCCGCAAACGGGATCGTATCTTTTCATGGCCAGCTTACGCGTGAGTCCATCTCGCGACACGCCAAATGCATATGCAAAGGCTCGATATTATAATGTAACAACTGCGACCGTATACACAAATAGTACAACTTTGATACAAGACGATACAGGAACATACGCCCGTACCGGAACCGAGCGAACAGTGATGATTCTTGCATCTGCCGCCGCAAATGATGTGATCACGCTGCAAGGTTTTGCATCGGTTGCTTCGGAAATTCAAATAACTGCAAACCCCGATGGCGTCAATAAATCGATTTACGTGAGGGTAACAACATGAGTGATGTTTATGTAACAAATATCCACGAAAAGCTTTGCTATCTGTTTCCGGACGCCGAGCGGGGTGCGTGGTCCGTCGCACGGGATCCTGGAGGCGAGTACATCGAGAGGTGGAGTCTGGCTGTGGTTGCCAGACCGACTCGGGAGACTTTGCTTGCGCTGGAGTCGGATGCCGATTTTCTGGTGTGGGCCAGAAATCAGAGATTGGCTCCCTTTTTGAGAAACCTCGTGGAGCACGCGGAAGAGGCAAGATTACGCTTCATCACTCCCGGTTCTGGTAAGGCATTGACTTATCAGGAAAAATCCATGGAACTGGATCGATATGATGCGGTCGTGGCAGCGGGCAGTGTTCCGGTTGCAGATGATTTTCCGCTCGTTGGGGTTTCGGGGGGATCGCTGGAGGATGCCATGGAAGCGGTTCGCTTACGCCGGAATGCATGGCGGCAAGCGGCAGCACAAATCGAAAAGCTCTACGCGGAAGCAAAAGCCGAAATTCAAAAGACAGAGACCCGCGAAGAAGCACGAATCGTACTCAAAAGCATCACATGGCCGATACCGAATTAGGTACGATCTGACGGACATCGTGACAAACTAACCCCTTTCGTGCGCCGGACGGATCATTTTCCGGCGCACGTGGAGACCCCCATGTTGGGCTTGCATGCTATTTCTGCCGCACCGATATCCGATATCGGTATGCAAATCCGAATTATCACGGTCGATACGCTGACGATTGATTCTTTGTCAAGTGTTCGATTGCAATTTATTTTTGCGGATTCCCCGCAAAATAATACCCTGTACCGGGCGATATTGACGGGAGCGGCAGACGGTGAAACGGATCTTGTCATGGGACCGTCCTCGTTTTCGTTTTCGGATACTCTTGAGGGCAAGCGCACAGTGACGGTGATCGTGCCTAAAGTGACGGGTTTGGTTGATGAGATTGCTTTGCGGCTGAACGGGAGTTTGATGTTGCAGACAGCAAAAGCGGCGTATAACCAAGAGCCCACGCTTTGGGAAACTATGACGACTGTGGATTTTTTACGGTTTGATTACCAAAGAGGAGCGATGAAGCAGTCGACGACGTTGTACGGGGCAAGCGTCATCACCAACGAAAACCCCCAGACCTATCAAATAGATAAGATAATCACAGAAAATGCAACGGATGGTCAAAAGTATTGGCGTACGGAGGTGATTCCTGGATTGAGGCCTGGGGATTCAGTGGAAATCAACGGCGGGACGTATGCGGTGGAGAGGATCCAGACGGCGGTGACGGATACGACAGCGATCATGTCGATTTGGGAACAGGCGGCTGGATAAAAAACCCGCAAGAGAGGGGATCTCTTGCGGGTTTGTGCTACGGGAGGGGAGGGGAGGATTTACAGTTGGATAGCTGGCTTACGGAACCATGCGATGAGGTTTTCCCCGGCCAGGAAAATGCCCCGGAACACGGTGAGCCATCCCACGGAAAAGACATACAACATCGCGAAGCCTTGGGGGGTTGTGAAAATTTCCACCCCCTGCGACAGCGAAGCTGTCATAAGCGACGTGACGACGATCAGGCCCGTTAATATCAAGGCGTGCCACATCATGCCCCTCACCATGCTCATCCCGACTGCGACGAGGACCGTCAAACCGACTGTCTGGACACTCGCGCCCAGGGCGAATAGGATGGCTACGGAGATGACGGCAGTGACCGCAGCTGGTACGATATTGTTCTTGTTCCTTGTGCGCATTGTTCTGTTCTTCCTTTGTGTTGAGTTGAGCCGTACGGCTGGTTAATCCTTAGCCACGGTCGTATCTAATCGGCGATCGTGGCAAATATGACAGATTCGATGGAACGCAACCAAGGATAGGAGGTCACAGTTCATATTTGTCCTTGGAAAATCATATTTCACCACATTACGATGCTGCCCGTAATCATCATGAGGATGAGTACGAGCCATTCTACTTCGTGTTCGGTCATGTTTTTCTTCTCCCTGCTCTTGGTGTTCTGTACCTTATTTTTTATATGTTGGGCATTCCCTCCTAACATCACGTAATTTCCGATGACATAGCTCAGTTTCTGAGCTATGGTGCTGTTCTCGGGGCGACACATACTTAATCATTAATAGGGACTATATCTCACTCTTTTTCACCCGTCAACTAAAAAAATTTTCTCCCGGAGTCCGATCATGTCGCGCGGAACTATCATCGAAGAATCCACCGAAACACCAGGAACGTATCTGGTTGAAATCCAATACGAAAGAGCGCAACTGGATCAAAAAATCCAAACGGCAGAAGTGAAGATCATAGAGCTGACCACCGCAAGACCGGGGATTTACTCGCAGTGGCAAAGCGCGGTCACACGTCAAGGCGACGCATGGGTTCAATTTCAATCTACTGGCTCTGTGGAAGATCGCCGTGCGTGGGAGCAAGCCAAACGAGAGGTTGATGCCCTACAAAGCCGCCTGGACGCCAACAAAGCGTCAGAGGTCTCCTATCGCAAGGCCCTCGCGTATTATCAATCTCGACATCCAGAAAATCCGCAAGAGTGGCTGATTTCGATCGACGGGACGACAGGCTTGACGGGCGAAATCGGTATCTGGGAGGTTCCAAATGCCGATGGCGGCTGGAATCGTTACATCAAACCCGGTCTTGCGGCCTATGAGAAGACCACAGACGGCGCGCTGGTGCAGGCCCTGAGCAAGTCTCCTCTGCAATCGATCCGAGACGCCATGGCGCGTCCCCGAGGCGACAAGGGCTTTCCAATTTTTCGGACTGGAGTGGTGGAAAGTGTGGATGAAGGGGCGCAGACGGCTGTGGTGACGCTGGATGCGGCAAAGTGGCGGAATCCGATTCCGAGCGCGTTTACGTTGCCACGGGAGATTGATTTGAATATTAATAGTGGCGAGATTGATGTGGGTTGGGATGAGTTGAGCGCGGATGGTTGGGTTGTGCAGGCGGATGACGAGGTTGTGGTGCAGTTGCCGAAGGCGTGGGAGGGAGGACAGATTAGAGGGTGGAAGGGTGGAAAGGTTTTGGCTAATTTGTTTTATACGTGGGTACGAAATGCAATAGAACAATACGAAATTTACTACGGGGCAACCTATTTAGGACTTGTCCCGCAGGAAAATTTTGACATCTACTGGGAGGGGGAGCCAATAGTATGGCGCAACGCTTCTCGCAGTCGTCTGGGGGAGTATGATCATCGCATAACTATGTCAGAAGATTCTTCTTTTATACTATATTTTATTATAAAATATTCACGAGATTCGTACGAAATTATTAAGCAAGAATTAATAACGCCGGGCGGGGGGTGGAGGGTTAATTCGACAGAAACAGCTTATATCTTACCTGATTCCACTCTTATTAATATTGCATTGATGGGCAGGACAGACAGTCAGTTTAGTGCCAGATATAACGCACTCACAGTTCCTACGGCATCGCCATTTCCAAGTGGGTATTCCGGGCTATTACCACGAACGCCCTATGGGGAAGGCGGAGATTACACATATACATTCGGCGATTTTAGTGCTAGATATACTGATTTTTATGATAGTACAGATTTAGACCAACAACACGTAGGAAGGCAAGTTTTTATCACTTTGCGGTCCGGATTAAGCTTATACGGAGCCCCAACCCAAACATCATCATTGTATTTGATCAAAAACGGAAATGTTGTACAGGCATTTTCTAATACAATATTTGCTAGCTACGGCCCATATGCCTACTTATCCCCATTCTCCATAACTTTTACAGTCTCCATGCAAGGCTATTATGCCGCTATTTTAATTCCTGTAATAGTCGATAAGCAGCAAAAGGTCTGGAAGATGACCAACACCGCAATCACCGATTTCAAAGACGGGAGTGTGATATACCATGTATAGTATTCCTATACCAGCGGGAAGTCTATTTCGCTGTGGCTACAGTAGTAATGTGCAGGTGGAACTAGCCGAGTCTTTAGTACACAAAACAGAGTTTCGCACTAGGTTTACGTATACGCCAGAGGATAATTATTTATATATAACACCCCCAACCGGGGCAATATACGATTATATTAAAACAATAGAAGGAGGGGGATATTATATGCGCCATATGGGGGATTCAGGCGTGGGCGGTTCTTTTTGGCTCGTTAGGCTTTTCATTCGTAAAAACCAAACCATCTTACACCCAACGCATGTTATCTCGACTATTTGGTGAGGTTTAGGCCCAAAACCAACTAAAAAAAAACCTTCCCATCCACCCGATTTTTTGCTACTCTCCTCCTGTCATAGCATCTCTCCTTTGTCGTTGTGTCGTTGATCCGTTGTAGCCTCTCCCTTCGTTGTGTTGGCGTGGTCTTTCCCCGAGAGAAATCCATATCTCTCGGGGATTTTTTTTGTTCAAAACCTGGATGTGCCGACGCTCTGCTCGGACGTCGTCTATGTCAGCCCCGACGCTACCTACACGGAGCCTGCGATAAAATACCGCTGCTTTCCAGGCGGGACGCCTCGTGGGGCTTTCGCTTCAATCGCGTCGTCGTCGTCCCGGCTTTCGCTTTTCTCCTTCTCCCTCTTCTTTTGTGCCCTCCGTTCCTTTTCCCTCGCTTTTTCAGCCTCTGTTCTTGGCGTACCCTCGATCCAATAGCCATCCGCATCGCCGACCACCTTCCAGCGGTACCCGCGCGGAAGGCTTGCCACTCCCCTCGCGCGGCGTTTCCGTGTCAGCCCTGCCTTGGCCGCTCTTTCCGTCGCAAAGGGCAGTCCTCCCCATTTTCCCATGGATATTTTCATGTCATTCCTTTCTGTGATCGGGGTGAATTTTCACCCAACATATCCCATTATCATCAGTTTGATAAGGCATTCTCTTCAACCACCTCTCATTTCCTTCATTATGCTGAAAAAACCTACACAAATACCCTCATCCGGCTAAAATGGTGAGACATTTACAATCACATAGCTTGAGGAGAGTACTATGAACGCCACGCACGAATCTCAGGTCCCGGATTCCTGTTCGGAAGCCGCCACCACCGTTGAAAAAGACACCCGCTGGACCCCCAAGCAAGCCGCAGAGTTTTTGGGCGTCCGTACATCGACCCTGGCCAACTGGAGGGCGGGACACAACAAGAGGGTATGCCTGCCCTACTACAAGCGAGGGCATTACGTCTTCTACGATCGCCAAGATTTGATCGAATATGCAAAAACTCGTGAAGTCCGCATCGTACCTGGGGACAAAAAGGCGGAAAAACCCTCAGCCGGACTCAAGAGCAAAAAGAACCGCCCTCATCAGGAGCCCGTCTAGATGAAATACGATGAACTGGTCAAGCGCTTGAAAAAGCGCCAAAAAATGCCCGTGGAAGAGCTTCCCGGCTGGGCAATCCGATGCGAACCCGACGCAAGCCTGGGCAACATCATCTCAGTCCGTACGCGGGCTGATAAGACGTTGGTCATCAGTGGGTATGCCATGCTTTGGGATACCCCCGACCGTCATATGACCGTGTTTGAGCGCGGATGCGTAGCCAATCTGTCCAAAAATATGGAAAAGATCAGCGCCCGCGCGATTCCTGTGTTATTCAACCACGAAAAATACAATTTTTTGGGCAAGGTCACCGAAGCCGTTGAAGACGACAAAGGTCTTCTGGTGACGGCGCTTATCACCTCTACGGACTGGGAAGGCCAAGAAGCGGTAAAACATCTCCTGGCCGGTACCATTTCTCATTTTTCGATCGGGTTCAGGCCCATTGAAGCGCGGGCCATCGAAGCGGAAAATCTCGACGGAGACCCCATCACGTCGTATACGCTGATCGAATTGCTGGAAGTTTCCGTGGTTCGGTCGCCTTCACAACTGGGCGCGGTTATTGATGCCGTCGAAGAAAAGGGCAAGATTTCCGGCGAAGACAACGGCACCGACGACAGCGGCATCGGTGACCGGCCCGCTGAAACACGCAAAAATCCAAATCAACTTCCTTCGGCGCAAATTCGCGCCGACCTGATGGATATGCTAAAAAACCCTTTGCTCGATGAATTTTCCCCGGAAAAATTCATGCTCCGAGCGGGGGACTTGCTTGAAGAAATCGAGCAACTCCAAGCAGATGACTCATCGGACCGCACGCGCTTTTACTTCCCTCCTTCCAATGCCTTACTTGCGCGGATCGAGGACGTGAAAGGCCGGTCGGCTGCACAGCTCAGTCAGGAGACGTCGCTGACCCTTGCGGAAGCCGAAAATTTCTTGTCCACGGGAGACACGTCCAAAATCCCGCCCAGTGCCTTGGTCCGCTACTTTCCTGCGACCTGGAAGCACTACAGAAAAACCCGTGAAAAATCATGCGGTTCTCGATGCTCTTGCCGAAAGGAATCGCCTTCCCCTGCGGTCGAAGAGGAGCCCGCCCTTCCTCCCGAGGCAGTCTATCGCATCTGGGAAAAACTGTCGGCTCTTCAAACAGATAGCCAAACGAGATTCAAAAATGGATAACCCCATCATTCGTTTCCTGGTCTCCCGATTGCGGGAGCCTTCCTCCTGGGCTGGTCTTTCGGTGCTTCTGGTGCTGGTTGGCTTCTCTTCTGAAGAGGCCGAAGCCGTGAATAGTCTCTTGGCCGCAGTCGTGGCCACCGCAAGCGTCTTCATTGGGGAGCGCTCCTAATCCAGACCCTCTCGGAGGGTTCTTCTTAGTGGTCCTCCGTTGATTTGATATACCCCTTCTTTTTATCAAAGGAACAAAAAATGGCTGATACGGCCACAAAAGACACCCTCGACAAGATCGGCTACGTCGTCGAAGACCTCAGACGCGCGTACGATCAGGCGATGGGTGAGCTCACCAAATATCAACAGCAAGCCTCAGACACGACCGAAAGGTTGGAAAAGATCCAAAGCGATTACGCAGCTTTGGATCAAAAATATGACCAGCTCCAACGAGTGCAACAGCAATCCAAAACGCGCTCCGGGATCGGAGTTCCCCGCGTGCCTGTCGGTGCGGTCGCCGATCTGCTCTCCCTCCGTCCGGCAGGGGCTCCGCTCATCAGCTTTGATAGCCTCGAAGCCCTTCGGCGTCAGGATGAAGAGGAGCGCACCGCATATCTGCAACGCTCCCTGACGGGTGCCTCCGATTTAACGGGCGGCAGTCTGTCTGCCATGGAGTTCATCGACGACATCCTGGTGGCTGCACAAGAAGTAGCGGTGATTCGCGGTCGCGCCACTATCCAGCCCGTTTCCGGCGCATCGGCTGACGTTCCTGTCATCTCTCGTCCGGCGGTCAGTTGGACCGGGAAGGGCGCCTCCATTCCGGATGCCTCGGTCACCACAGGTTCGGTCATGGCGAAGGTTCAAGAAGCAGTTTGCCGACTGCCTATTCGTCGCGCTCTTCTGGACGACACGCCCGGAAATCTGGCGCAAACGCTTTCGCAGTTGATGGGTGAAGGCATCGCCGCCGAAGAAGATCGCGTGTTCATGGTTGGTGACGGCGCTTTGGAACCATACGGCATCCTGACCCATGCCGATGTGCTTGATAATGCAGTGGTAAGTGGGTCCGCCACGACTTTGGGGACGACCCTGGACAAGGTACAGGCCCTTGTTCACGGTTTGAATCCCGTCTATCTGGCCGACGCAACTTTCATGATGTCCCGCGCCACGCAGCTTTTACTTGCTGCGATGAAAGACACGACCGGACAGTATCTGTGGCAGCCGAACAACCGCGAGCCTCGTGTGTCCACCCTTTTTGGTTTTGAGGTCCTCAATCCAAACGGAATGCCAGCGGTCGGCGCCGGGGCGTATCCCATCGTTTTCGGATCCCTGAGTCGGGGGTACACGATCTTGGATCGAATGGCCATGGAGATCTCCAGAAACGATCAAGAGCGCCAACAGTTCAGTGAGGTCACCTTCTACGCCACCAAGCGTGTGGGCGGCACGGTTACCCTGGCCGAAGCGTTCATTCCCCTCAAAGTGTCGGCGTAGAAAGGAAATAAAATGACAAGTGTGTTTGATTTTGCGTCGAATTATGCTCCAACCTTGAATGAGGCGCACGCCTCTCTGGCTGCTGCTGCGAGCGAGTCCTCCACAGGCGTGGACACTGCCGGCAGTCTCGGGGGCGGCGCGTTTTTGATCAACGTCTCCAGCGTCGGGACGGGGGGCGAGCTGACTGTCGTGCTGGAATACAGTGACGATAACTCAACTTTTACCGCCGAACCCGATACCACGTTGGGGAACGCCACGTCGACTGTGATCGACGTGGCGGGGCTGACGACCATCGCCTTTCCCCAGCCGCGCGCCCGATACATGAGGGTCACGGCGACTGCGGCGACTGATGCGGTGGTGTATTCGGTGATCGGGATCGTCGGACGTAAGGCAATCTAGGAAATGAAGTGAAACGAGGAAAGCCCGGAAAAAGTTACTTTTTCCGGGCTTTTTGTTATGGTGCGTGGGTCCCCCATACGGGGGCATAGAATTCTTTCTTAGGTCCCCGTGTGTGGGGGAGATATTCAGCGCGATTTAAGCCGGTGATTTTAATGAAATGGACTCGATCTTCCTCGGTCCACAGGGGCACACAGTAGATCGGGTAGAGTCCCGTCTGCTCAGTCGGGTTTGGCTTTTTCATTTTCCCCATTCATTTCACCGTATAAAAAACTTCATTTGAAAATTGTTTTTTATGTACAGGAGGCGTCTGCACATAGATATAAAAGCCCGGTTTCTCATCCGGAGGAGGCCGATGGATCGCATGTTTAAGCACCGACTCTCCATTTCGCTTCAGTCGTCCGATGGCGTCTTCGATATCGAAGGCGTATCCCAGAACCATGGGCTCCTCGGGAAATAAACCTTCCGGCCAGACACGTAGGCGCGCCCAGTCTCCATCTTCTGTCACGTCCATGGCAAATATGGGTAGCGATCCCGTCGACGGCGAACCTGTTACGGATGGTTCTGCTGGTGTCCAGTAAGGTACCCTGACCCGCTTTCGAAGGGACCGGACAACATAAATATAGAATGCCCCATCGTTAGACGCGGCGTCGCAATGGTCCACGTTTGCCACAGGCTCTTCTCCGAGAGCCTCTGCCAGGGCTATTGCTTCTTTTAGATCGGTTGCGTAACCCAAGCAGCAGACCTTT